AACAGACGACATCCCGGCAACGGCCCCCTCGGCTACGTTCTTAGACATAGCGATGATCCCGTCTTGGGTCTCCAGCATCAACTCACCGAAGACGTTGCTGAACGACCGAACAATCCCGCTGGCTGCCTTACCGAGAGGGCTCTGTTCCTTCTGCCAGGACGTGAGGGTGTCGTTCCACTTGGACAACTTGATCGACTGACGCGTTACCGCCCCGTCCATCGTGGCGGCAATCTTCTTGACCTGGTCGGTGGCTTTGTCCTCCACCGACATGATCCACCCGATTGTCTCCATACCATCAGCCATTACGCCAGCCCTAGCAACCTTCCGATGACCACAGTCACCAACTCGCCGAGGTTCTTTGCCTTCGCCAAGCGCTGGCCCAGCTTGTGAGCATCAATAGTGTAGCGAGCAAGAAAGTCCTGTCGCTGGAAATGCGCCATCCGCCGCCAGTCGTTGTAGGGCACCCCCGCACGCATCATCAGAAACCTCTCGCGCTGCAACTGCTCAACGGACGGGAGAGCCGCTGCGATTACGAAACATCGCACCGTTCAGAGGTAGCTGCTCCCTGAACCGATACCCGCACTCTGTGCAGGCAAAGGTGGGGGACAACTCATAACCAAACGACCTCCTTTCGATATGCTCGCGAAGCTCACGGTTGAGCGACATGGGAGCTTGCTTGACCCAGCGCATGGACTCCAAGACGCCGACAGCGCGCCCGTCCAACGAAGAGATGTAGCGCGACATGATGAACGTGTGCAGCCGCGCGCCGGGTGACTTGCTGTTCGTGTCGTTGGACCGCTGCGAGAACTCCTCCGCTTGAGTGAAGTCGGAGATGCGGAGGTAGCGCCAGCCGATCGTCTGCCCGTTAGAGAGCGTGACCAGGCTGGGCTCTTCCAGCGCATCAGCACAGAAGACTTGCTCCGCTGTGGCGTCAGCGCCGTCGAGGCCCATCTCTCGCAGGATGCGCAAGTCCTCATCTTCGTCCTGCGATGTCTCTGGGGGCCAGGTCGGTGCCTCGCCTGGCCCGCAGCGCCGCAGCGTTCGGTGGGGGACCTGGGAGAGCTTTCGACTCCCGTCGAACTGCGCCTTGCACGCTGGGCAACGCGGATACAGCGGGAGCAAGTCTGCCCCCATGCTGTACGCGAGGATGTGCAGCAAGCACGACGCCCAGTCCTCTAGGGCGAGTTGGTCGTGCGGAATGCCGCGCGTGTCGAGGCACTGCGTCACGATGTGACGAAGTGCCGGCGTCGCGGACAGGCCGCCACCAGCACCCGCGAGCACTTCCTCCTGCTCTCCGCGCATCGGGGAGATGAGAACCTGCCCGCTGTGGTCACCGTAGAGCAGCCCGCCACTCGGGAGGGTGTAGGGCCGCGCGAGTGAGTCCGTGTTCCGGTCTCCTCCCGTGGGCTCGATTCGATGAGCTACGGGAGACTGCCTGAAGGCAGTAGTGCCAGGGGGCGTGTTGGGTGGCGCTTGCCCCGAGGCGCTCGGTTCCGAGAGCCCCAGGGTGGCAGCAAGCTGTCGCATGGGGTGGCCGGCGGGAAGGCCGTCTGGGTTGTCGTAGGCGGGCGAACCCGCATTTGCTTGCGGGCTCATCAGTAGTCCCCCCCGAGCGCCTTAGCCGTGGCGTCCTCGCGCGTGTTGGTGTTCTCGATCCGGCGGCGCTCCCAGAGCATAGCCTCGTCGATCTTGGTGATGACCATCGCTCTGTCACGGGATGGCTCTGCGCGTTGCATGGCCCGCACGAAGTCGGCGGATACTTGCAATACGTCCAGAAGCTGAACGCCGTTGATCCCGCGTGTCTGCGCGGGACCATTCTGGAACCTGACCTGAAGGTAGGTTTCGATCTCTGCACGATCCCAAACGCCGTGGGCTTGACCCCACCCGCCCGGTGTCGTGACGTACGCTGCATCGGTGAGCATTTTGCTCCTCCTGGCTCATTTTGAGCCGTGCGCTTCAAATTGTCTGCGGGGATCTTACCCCGTTAGTTGGTCCTCGTCATCTGGCCCGGGACAAGGCGTGCCTTGCGGACGATCACTTCGTAGTCCTCGCCCGCGTAGTTCACAAGCAGCCGGTCGTTCTTCATCGACGATGGCATGCCAGAGCGACCCACCGCCTTGCCAATCTCTTTCGTGACGGCGTCGCTGTCGTCTCCACCGATCTGCGCCATGCGCTCATCGAGGTAGTCCTCAAATGACCTGCGGCGCTCCTTGAGCTTCGACGGCTTGAACGTGCCACCAGCGATGGCGCCAAACATGCCCTTCTGCTTGGTCGAGAGCGGCTTCCCGTGAACCTTACCGTCCTTGAGGATCTTCGCTGCCTTGTCGGCGGACACGGGGGCCTCGGCCTCGGCGAGGTAGTGTTGTTCAAATGTCTTCATGGGACCTATCTGCTGTTTTCCCGCCAGGCGTCATCGGCGTTTCGCCGACCACCGCTCCAGCCGTCGACGAACTCCGCCCAGTCTTTCTGGGTCGCGCCGGGTTTCTGTCTCTGAAACTCTCGCCATTTCCCGCGCTTCACCTGGTCCTCTGAGCCCTTCAGTTTCCCGGTCTCCCAATCCCAACCGGCCTGTAGCCCAAAATCCCAAGAATCCTCATCCGGGGTGCTGGTCTCGGCTAGGTACTGGTTGAACGTCCGCATGGGACCTCCTCAGCGCTTCCAGAACTTGAACAGCATCTCACCGAAACCCTTGGAGCCGTAAGCCAACTCTACGGGTTCGTCCTTGCCGTCGCGGAACACTGCGACTTCGTGACCATCTCTGGCAGACGTGCTGATGGTGTATCCGTTCCACAACCTGATGACAGGAAGCTCGGCGTCGGTGAACACCTGCGCCGGGCGGGCTTCGTTGAGGCGGGACACCCGCGCCAGGCGGGACTCTGACAGGTACTGGTTGAATGTCCTCATGGGACCTCCTACGCGTTGACTGGTGCGAGAAGGTTCGGATCCCAGATCACCCGGTCGCAGGAGAAGTTCATCTCCATCGTCATGATGTCGCCGGTCGCGAAGTCGACGTTGATGTCTGGCATCTTCGTCGGCCAGAGACCTTCCAGGCGCGCCGTCCGCTCACCCTGCCCGTCGCTCTGGAAGAGGACGAGGCTACCCGTCGTCTTGACCAGGCCCATCGGGAGGGAGAGGCCGGTCTCCTCGTTGTAGACCAGCGAGAACCATTGGTATAGGAAGCGCCGCGTCTGGGCGAGCGGGAAGTCGCGGAACGTCGCGGTGATGTCCCCTTGCGCCTCAGGCCGCGTCGCGTACTTGGACGATCCATTGAGGTAGGGGAGTTCGGCCGTCCCCATCCCGCGCCCCGGAATGGCGAACGCTTGGAGCGAGAGGATCAACGCCTCCTTGGCCCCAGGGATGAGTTGGTTGATGTTGAGTTCCAACATCCCCATGTTCTGTTTCTGGATGTTCCAGATTCCACCCGCTTGCGCGAGGACGGTTCCGGCATAGCGGTAATCACTGACAGGCATCGTTTAGCTCCTTGGTCGGCGATCAGCCGGTGGCAGACACGTCGGCGAAGTCGGCGCCGGTCGGGGTGAGGATCACGTCGAAGTCGAGGTACTCGGTAGCGCGTGCGGGCTTGAGGAAAATCTTCACGCGGACGGTGAGGTTGTCGATGTCGGCGGCGGTCGTAGTCGTCTGATCTACGATGACGTGGAAGTCCTGAAGACCCCGACGTTCCTTGATCGGGCCGAGGACGTTCTCCACGAACGACTTGATCTCACGCCAGAGTTGCGTGTCGTTCAACTCAAAGACGAAGTCTTGGGCGCCCGCGTCGAGCTTGTTGATGATGGTGTTCAAGGTCCACTGGACGTTGATCCGATTGAGCGACGTGTTCGCGCGCTGCGCCGTGCGCTGCCCGGCGAGTTGGAGTCCTCGATTGGCAAACGCGACGATGCTGTTGACGATCTCCGCGCGCTGCCCCACCTGACCGTAGACCAAGTTTCGATCGGCTAGCTCGGTCGAGTACTTGACGCCGTCCGCCAGCACCTTGCCTCGGCGCCCACCAGCGATGGGGAACCAAGGATGCGCGACGCTGTCGGTGTTCGCCACGAGGGCGGCCATGTCGCCGTCAGGCGGCTCGCTCACGGTCGTGTTGGTGAACGAGTCCAGGTAGGTCAACCAAGGCGCGAAGAGCGCGAGGAAGCGCGAGTCCACGAGAGTGGACGGCGGGAACGGGACGCGGATGTCTGGGATGGAGGCGAAGCCAGGCCCACCGGTCCACTCGCCATTGACGAAGTTGCGGACCTCGAAAGCATCGTCGGTGTCCGGCGTCGGGATGATACCGATGCAACGCCGGCCGGGACGCTCGCAGAACGCTTGGAGGGCGTTGATGACCGGGGCGTGCCACTGACCCGGAATCATCATCCAGTCGAGGGGCACCACCTCGTGATTGCGGAACGCCTGGAGCCCCGTGTAGGTCGAGCCGACCTTCGTGCCAATCACATCCGCGTTCGTGAACGCCCCGCTGAGGCCGACCTGTTGCTCAGCCGTGATGTCGGCGTCGAGGATCCCAGCGTCGTCCGTGGCGGACGCAGTGATGTATTCGCTTCCGTTGATCGGGTCGTTGATGAGCGAGACAAGCTCGTCCACCGTGGTCGCTTGGCCGAACGACTCGATGACGACGGCGTTCCCGAACAGCACCTGAGCCCGGAGCGTCCCGGTGACCGTCGGGTCCGCGCTGACCGAAACGTGCAGACCGTCCGCCAGGATCGCGCGCTCGTTTCCGATGTCACCCGGGTAGCGCGCGGTGAAGTGGATGACTACCTCCTCCGCCGCGACGAAGACAGCCTCGTCGAGGATCGGGGCGGAAGTCCATTGGATGCTGGCGCTCCCGTCCCGGTAGTCGAGGAAGTTGTCCGGGTCGGTCGGCGCCGCGACGTTCTGCGTCCAGTGGTCGGCCGTGGCGTCAACGCCTAGCGTAGCGAAGGCCACCTGTGGATCACCGCTCGCGGCCGAAGCCGTCTGCGCGCCCTGGAAAGCCACGAGGCGATCGTCCTGCCGCCGGAAGGGCGCAGGCGCGAGCGAGCCCGTGAAGACCGTCTCCACACCATCACCGAAGCCGAGGATCTCCGCGACCGGGAGGTAGGCAGCCTGGATGGTGCCGTTGTCTCGGACGTT